TCTTGGCGGGGTTTTTATTTTGGAATTTAAAAGAAGATTTTACTATTTATTATGATTGATAAGGCTACAAGCCTTTTATAAAAGGAGAAAACAAACATGGCTAAATTAGGAAGATATTCAGCGCAAAGAAGAAAGGTGGAAACACTAGGCTCCACCGGAAAAACAATCACTGTTGCAGATTGTGGAACTGAATTTTTGGTTGTACAAAATGGCACAGCTGCAGTTGAGCACACTTTACCTGCTGTTGCATTAGCAGGTCAAGGATGGTGGGCCGCATTCACGCTAAAAACAGCTGTCGCCAATGGCGACGCGGATGTAAATATTGCATCTGCAGATGGAAACGTGATCAGCGGCGTTGAGATGGGCGACACCGGTGTTGTGATTGCAAATCAAGAAAAAAGTATCATTGAAGGCAACGCCGCATCTGTTGGTACAAGAGTTGAGGTGTGGACAGATGGAGAAAGATGGTACGCCATTACAGTTGGAGTGGCTGATGCAGATATCACTACATCCGCAGCTTAATAGTTAAATTTTTGTCTTATCAATACTAAGCCCCTTGTTCTTAACAAGGGGCTTTTTATTTTTTAAACTATTTATCATTATACATTAGGAGGCCCACATGGGTAAGAGACGTAAAAGACTGACAATGAAAAAATATGCCAAAAAGTATGCTTCGGTAAGAAGAGCTTTAGGCCTAACAGACGATGAGGTAGCACCAGTAGAGGCGGTCGCCACTCCGGAGCCTGTCGCAATACAGCAAGAAGTCGTGGTAACAGAAGTAGAAAAAGAAGTTGCTGTACCAGAACAAACCAAGTCCAAACGAAAAGCCACCTCTAAGGCCGCGGCACCACCACAAAGCACTAGAGAGACATTTCATGAAATAGTTAACGATACAAAACGTAAAAAAACAACTACTTCGAAAACAAAAACGTCGAAAGCAAAAGTTTCCAAAGCAAAGGCCAAGGATTAACAGTCACTCCTGACTAATTATAATGATAGGAGGCCCCATGCATGGCAACACCAACTTTAACACCCAGTATACAAGCTTCTGCAGTTGTGCTGCCAGCGACCGGCACGATTGGTACTGGTACTGATGGTTCTGGCAACTTAACACACTATCCGCTCGGTCTTTACGCGGACACCAGTTCAAATTTATATGACGCCAATTTTGTCAGTGGCGCCTCGGACCAAGTTTCGTATGCCTTTAAAAAACTAGGTGGCGACATACTAGATATTGAGCTGAAAGTTGGCAATATATACGCTTCTTATGAAGAAGCAACGCTAGAGTATTCATATATTGTAAATGTGCATCAGTCAAAAAATATTCTACACAGTTCCCTCGGCGCCGCAACAGGCACTTTCGACTCAGATGGCCAAAGAACAGATAGTTTAAGCGGCAGCAACGTAGAGACAAGTTATCCAAAATTTAAGCTTGGATACGCCAAGCAAGTTATGGACCAAACTAGCACAGAAGTAGGCATTGGTGGCACGCAGCCGATTTATTCCGCTTCTTTTACGCTAGTTGAAGATCAGCAAGATTATGATCTGCAGGCGATTATTTATTCTGCTTCAATTGACGGTTCTGCCGAAGGTAGCTTGTTTTCTGGCTCTGTCGGAAAAAACAGAATTAATGTTCGTAGAGTTTATTATAGAACTCCTCACGCTATGTGGAGATTTTATGGTTATTACGGCGGCATGAACGCAGTTGGCAACTTGTCAACTTATGGTATGTATGCTGATGATTCTACATTTGAAGTAATACCTGCTTGGCAAAACAAACTTCAGGCAATGGCATATGAAGATTCAATCTACACCAGGAATTCTCACTATTCGTATGAAATTAGAAATAATAAAATGAGGGTGTATCCAATTCCTAGCAGCATGTCTCCAAAAAACATGTGGGTAGAATTCAATACAGATTATGAGCCTTGGGATGATCAAGCAGATAGAAAATCGGGTGTCGATGGTGTCAACAACATGAACACACTGCCACTAGCCAACATACCTTACAAAAACATCAATTCAATCGGCAAGCAGTGGATTCGCAGGTTCGCGCTTTCGTTGGCCAAGGAAACACTCGGTCAAGTAAGATCTAAATTTGGTCAAATTCCTATTCCTGGCAATAATGTTAACTTAAACGGTGATAAATTAATTTCAGAGGCTAGAGAAGAGCAGAAAATGCTTCGTGAAGAACTACAAAAAGTGCTCGATGAGATGACATATGAAAAGATTTCAGAGCTTCAAAAGAATATTACCAAAAACAGCCTAGAAACAGCACAAACATACCCATACTTCATATATCAAGGATAAAATAAATGGCGAGCGAGAAAGACAAATGGAAACAACCAGATAGCCCGCCGCCGCCCTTGTTCTTGGGTGAGAAAGAGCGCGATCTTGTAAAACAAGTTAATGACGAGCTAATCGAAAGAGTGATTGGTCAGGTTGTTGCGTATTATCCAGTGGATTTAGAGCACACTAATTTCCACCCTTTATATAATGAAGCGATTGTCAAGTCGTTTTTGCCTCCTGTAAGAGTCTATGCCCTAATCGATTTTGACGGAGAGGAAACTAGAACAGATAAATATGGTGTTGATAAACAAACAAAGATAACAATACACTTTCACAAAAGAAGACTAACGGAAGACCAAGATCTTTTCGTTCGTGAGGGTGATTTTGTAGCATATGGTGGGGGATTTTACGAGATTGTTAGCCTCAAAGAGCCTAGGGAACTCTTTGGCCAGCAAGATCGCAGAATGGAAATAACCGCAGAGTGCATAAGAAGCAGGGAGGGTCTGTTCGATGTCTAAAAACGAAGAAGAAACATCACGCGACGTCCCTCGGTTTAAATCTAGCCTAGAAGACATAGATTTTGCTGTATATAACTTTCTAAATGACACAATGGATATCCAAGCCAAAACCAACAAGGGCTTTAAAAAAGTTCCAGTTATCTGGTCAGCAGCGGAAAGGGCTCATAGCGTTAAAAACGACAATATCCCAAGAGATCTAACAGGCCAAGTTATACTGCCTGTTGTTTCAATCGAAAGAACTGGTGTCAAAAAAGACGAAGAGAGTCGAGTTATACCTTTTTCCAAACTTGATCCTGTTAACGATGTTAAGGGCGGTTTCCTGACTGTAAACAGGGTGGTTAAACAGGACAAGACAAGCAATTTTGCCAATGCAGACGCCCACAGGCGCCGTGGCGACAAGAACTTTCCTTTATACAAAAAAGGCAAAAATGGTAAGATAGTTTATGAGACTATAACCATTCCAATCCCGATTTACGTAACAGTAAGTTATGATTTTGTTATACGCACAGAATACCAAGAACAGATGAACGATATTCTAACTCCCTTTGTCAGAGTCTCAAATGCTCATAGGAGAGTTATCGTACAACACAACTCAAATCAGTATGAAGCGTTTATTGGAGAGGACTATAGTGCCAGTAATTCTGTGGTAGATTATCAAAGCAACGAAAGAAAGTATGAAACAACAATTAAAATGGATGTTTTTGGTTATTTGATCGGCGACGAGAAAAATGAAAAAAGACCGAGAGTTGTCAGAAGAGAAAACGCAGTCGAGATACGTTTCGCAAGAGAAAGAATTGTTGTACAGGATGAGGATGGAGAATTTAGATTTTAAAGGAGTTTGTAGTTAACGAACACTATTTATTAGAGAAAAAGTTCATAATTTTTGAGCTAGCCTATATTTAAGGAGCGTAAGAGTATGTCAGTCGATAAGTTTAAGTTTGTTTCCCCCGGGGTCTTCCTCGATGAAATAGATGAGTCAGGAATTCCAAACCTACCGGAGAGAATGGGACCTCTGGTGATCGGTCGGTTTCCAAAAGGCCCAGGCAAGAGGCCTGTTAAGGTAGAGTCCTACAAGGAATTTGCTGCCTTGTTTGGTGAGCCAGCACCAGGAAATGCTTCTGGTGACATTTGGCGTTCTGGCGAGATGACTGCTCCTACATACGCTGCCTACGCTGTAAAGGCTTGGCTCCGAAACAACTCACCGTGTACCGTATACCGCGTCATGGGCGAAGAAGCTAGCAATGCCGATAACGATCCTGAGGGCAAGGCCGGATGGAAGACGGACAACGATCTTGGCACCACCTCGGGCGCCGGCGGCGCATATGGCTTGTTCTTATTTCCTTCCGAATCGGCCGGAACCGCGGTAACTGGTACATTAGCTGCCATTTGGTATATGCAAAAGGGATACCCTGTCCTCTCCGGACAGCTGCGGAAGACGGGGTCGGCCGGCGCGCA